CGTCTCGTGGCAAAAACAAATTAGGAGTTTTTATGAGACAGGTATTAGATAAAACTTTAAATAAAATATTGTCGCGCAAATTGATGGTGTGGGTTACGGCCACAAGCTTTATGTTTTTGGACGTTGTACCCCTAGAATCGTCAGACTGGGTAGCAATATCACTAGCTTATATTGGCCTGGAGGGCTTAGCCGACATTGCCGCTAGATGGAGGCACGGAGGAGCTTGATATGCGCAAAACACGGTTAGAATTTTCTCTTGCGGAAATAATGGAAATCGTTAGAGAAGCACACCAAGGAGCGTGGGAAAACACTATATCTAATATCCCGCAAGATGATCTGAAATTGAAAGCTTTTGTCGAATCCGGCAGCCTTGATAATTTCTTGAAGGTGTGTGACACTCTCCATAAGCGTTTCGTAGAAATATATAATACAAAGGAATGATTTATTTATGAAGCTTACAAAGTCAAGATTAAAAGAACTTATTAAAGAAGTGGCACAAGAGCATCTTCCAGAGATGGGAGGTGCTCTTCGGTCTCTTAACGAAGCACACGAACCTGATGAGGAAGAGAGACGAGAATGGGCCGACATGATCGATAGAGACATTAGCGCTTTACAGGGCACGCTAGAAGAAGCTTCCTCGGCTCTCGACGGCCTGGAACCTCATCATGAACAACTGCTGGATACTTTAAATCAGATGGGAGAGGAAGAAGAACCTGATGAGTATGATGAAGATCCTCGCAACCGAATTTATGACGAAGAAGAATCCAGAGCACGTCGCGAAGGACCGTCCACTCCGATGACACCAGAAGAGAGCGCGGCCCTTTGGGACGACGATGATGAAGATTGGTAAAATGAGTTTCTTAATTATTAAAAAGTTTTTAAAAAAATGTTGGACATGGCTTAAGCACAATTGGAAAGCACCCTTTGTTGTGTTGGCGGTTTTGTTTACATGGGTTGTTCTCCGAAGAAAAAATGTTGCTGAACAAATTTTAAAGATTCGAGAAGCTAGTTACAAAGCGCAAATTGATGAAATTAACCGCCTACACGCAGAAGAACTTAAGAAGAGAGATGAAATCTTAGAACAATATAATAAAACAGTTTCTAATCTTGAAAAAGAATTTGCCAAAGACAACAAAGAATTAGACGAAAAAAAGAAAAAATCTGTTAAAAAAATTGTTGAAAAATATTATAATGATCCTGATGCCTTAGCTAAAAAAATTAGTGAAAGCTTCGGATTTGATTATGTGGAGGGCGAATGAAATTAATAATACCAATACTAATTGCTATGCTGGCTTTTCCAGCAATATTATTCGCTGACACCCCCACCCCAGATGAAACCCCAAAAGTTACCGGTATTAAAAAGGGCGAAGAAGCGCCTTATGACGGCGTACTTTTAAACACGGCGGCAGCAGCTAAAATTTTTGCTGATAAAGATTTCTCTGCACAAGAATGTATATTAAGAATTAACTTCGAGGTTCAAAAAGAACATCTTCGAATGCAATTGCTTTTAGATAATACGAAACTTAGCCTAGACACAATGGATAAAAAGTATACAGCAATTATCGACATCAAAGATAATGAGATCAATAGATTAAGCAAAGTTGCTCTTGAAAACTCAAATGATTATTCAACTTGGTGGACTATTGGTGGAGTACTTACTGGGATTGCTTTAACTCTCGCGGTCGTTTATGCCGTAGAAGAAGTCAAATAGTGGCTAGAAAAGCAAAAAAAGGCGTCAGCCGATTTTCATTAAAACAATTATGGTCTTTTATATTAACAAAAACAAATGTAATGAAGATCGATCAAATCGAAGAAAATACGGTTCTACAGCCTGGTGCCCGTATTTTGTATCATGGGACAGGTGACAACTCTGATGGAACAGTTGATTCGGGTTTTGTTTATTATTTATCAGGGTCCGACAATTGGGTCAAAGCCAACGCAAACACCTACACGGCTCTGGGAGAGGGAGCACTATTGGGCTTCGCCATGGGCACCCCCACTGATGTGAACCAATGGCTGGCCGGGGGGGATGTCGTTGTACCAAGCGAAGGAGGAATGCTTCTGAGAGGCCAGGTGCGCGCCCGTGTACTCGGGAATTCGTCTGACGGCCCTTTCGTAGGAAGTCCCGTTTGGCTGTTGGATACGGGCGCATTCGCCGGCATTCTATATCATTCGCCCCCGTCTCAAGCCGAGATGATGATGCCGACCAATGAGAAAGTTGCAAAGCCAGTGGGGATAGTATTGAAAATTATAGATGATGATAGCCCCATGGTTCGGCATTGTTTGATAGATTTTAGTCCGGACCATTCATATACTACATCACCACGCGTCACAGGCGCAGTTCGAGGCCATCCATCCAACCGCGAGAATGGAGACGATCTGCAGGGGCTCCAGATAATAAACGGCGTAATAAGATGCACGCCAACCATTGATTTTACACTGTACCTCGAAACCGCTACGACCTACAGGGCTTACTTCCCAAGCCTGAGCGAGATCGACACCTCTATGGTTAAATTTTCAATTATCAATTTGGCAACGGGCAGCGGTGGGCCCCGGGAAGGCACTATCACGTTGTCGGCCAGCGCCGATGTTTCAATCATAGGTAGCAATGTAATCCAACCAAGCGGCTCAGGCGCCGCCGGCGCCGGAACGTTTGGGCTAGCCTTTTCAGGCGATGTAGAAATGTTTCGTTTAGCGTAAATAATTTTAAGTGAGGGTTTGTGAAATCAAAAGATTTTAATAAAATAGCACAAATTGAAAAGGCCATTGCTAAAAAATTTGGCAAAAAAGCTATTGCTAATCCTAAATCATTTTGGACGGATGAAAAAGAAAAAGAATATCTAGAGCAACTAAAAGAATTTTATAAAGAAGAATACAAAAAAAAAGAACAAGAAGAGAAAGTTGAGAAAGACGGCTTTTTCCTTCCCAAGAATCTAATTACTAAGGAGATTAAAAGGAAATGCCCTGTTTGTGAAGTATTTTCCTTTGAGATAAAAGATGACCTCTATATGAATAAGTTTGAATGTTGTTTTAATTGCTATATTCAACATGTTCAAGGGTGCGAAGAAAAATGGTTAGAGGGTTGGCGACCACCAAAAGACAAGGAGCAAAGTTAAATGGCAACTGTATCTGTAAATGACATCGTAAAGGGCTTAGCGCAAGCAGCAGCAAATGCTTATGATGGTTCACAATATGAAAAATATGCTGCTGATGGTAAGGCACGAAAAATTGGTCTTAAGCGCGAAGAAGGAGATGCCGTGCTTGATTCTAGAACAATGGACGGCTTCAAAATTCGAATCACCGGTCCAAAGCTCATTGTCACTTATCAAACTGAACTCTCTCTTAAAGAATATCATAATTCCAAACTTGATGAAGAAATCGAGCGTACCTATAAAAGCATTGCAACATATTTAAAAAAAGAATATAAAGCAATCACCGGGAACACTCTCACCCTTAAGTCAGATGGCGATGCTAATATTTTAGTACAAAATATGTCTAAAATTCGTACATGGGCTCAGGCTAAAAAAGTTTATACAATCGGCGGCGTTGGTGAAACGGAGTCTGTGGGCGAGAACAAGCCAGGCGACTCAGAAGAAAAATTAAGAGCAGCCGTAGAAAAGTTTTTAGCCATAGGTAAAGATAAATATCCTGGTGCCGGAAAGCCAACTAATGCTAAAGCACCAAAAGGTGCCAAGAAAACAAATAATGCCAAAGCATAATGAGCTATCAATTAACAAAAAAAGAAATTTTAAAAGAAGTTTTCAAATGCGGCAAAAATTCTCAATATTTTAATAATAATTATGCTAAGATCCCACATCCCGGCCATGGCCTTATTCCGTTTAAAACATATGATTACCAAAATGAACTATTAGAAAACTTTAGCGATCACCGTTTTACAGTTGTACTCAAGGCGCGCCAGCTTGGCATATCTACAATTGTAGCTGGCTATATTGCTTGGATGTTACTTTTTCATCGAGACAAAAACGTTCTCGTTGTCGCCACTAAACTAAGCACAGCAGCAAATTTAGTCCGAAAGGTTAAAGGAATTATTAAACATTTACCAACTTGGTTAAAAATTGCCAACATCGATGTCGATAATAAAAACTCATTTGAGTTAAGCAACGGATCCCAGGTTAAAGCGTCATCTACTTCTGCTGACGCAGGTCGTTCAGAATCATTGTCTTTATTAGTGATCGACGAAGCCGCGCATGTTGAAAATTTAGTTGATTTGTGGACAGCACTATACCCTACAATTTCTACTGGTGGTCGATGCATTGCCTTGTCAACCCCAAATGGTGTAGGCGATTGGTTTCATGAAACTTATATTAAATCTGAAAGCGGCCAGAATGAATTTTTTCCTGTTCGTTTAATGTGGGATGAACATCCAGATAGAGATCAAGAGTGGTTTGAAATAGAAACTAAGAACATGAGCAAAAGACAGATTGCGCAAGAATACGAATGCAATTTTAACACTTCAGGCGAAACTGTTATTGACGGAGAAGACATACAAAGATTGAAAAAAATAGTTCAAGAACCAAAATATAGAACTGGTATCGACAGAAATTATTGGATTTGGGAAGAATTCAACCAAGAAAATACTTATTTACTTGTTGCCGATGTTTCTCGTGGAGACGGCGCAGACTATTCTGTTTTTCATACTTTCAAGTTGGAGACCATGGAGATCGTTGCCGAGTACCAAGGAAAAGTAGCTCCTGATTTATTTTCCGAAATAGTTTTTAATGCCGGCCGAGAATATGGGAATGCAATGATTGTCGTAGAAAATAATAGCGTAGGCTTTGCCGTACTAGACAAGCTAATAGAAAAAAATTACCCCAATGTATATCATTCAATTAAATCATCTCATGAATATATCGACCAGTACCAGGCGGAAACGACTTCAAGCGCAGTTGCTGGCTTTACCACCTCCCTTAAGACTCGGCCTTTAATCATTGCTAAGTTTGAGGAATTTATAAGAAATAAATTGTTGACTATTTATTCTAAGAGGTTGATTAACGAATTAGACACTTTCATTTGGAAGAATGGAAAACCCCAAGCACAACGTAGTTACAATGATGATTTAGTTATGGCTTGCGCAATTGGATGTTGGGTACGAGACACAGCTTTAGTTGAAAATCAACGCGATTTAGAGTATAAAAAAGCATTTTTAAATTGTATAATAACAAATAATACACAACTTGATACTCGAATACCTGGTATGGACAGGCCAAAGCACACAGAGGCCTTCGAAAACATGGTTGATAAAAAAAAGAAAATGAAAGAATTTCTTTGGTTGTTAAAAGGATAAATTAAATGGCATCTCCCAACAATAAAAATGACAAAAACCCTCGCAATGCAGCTTCTCCGCTTTATAAGAAACTAACTAAGCTTTTTTCGGGACCTTTAGTTAATTATCGCTCACAAAATACAAGACAATTGCGCCGCCGCCGCCTAGACAAATATTCAAAAACTTTTAAAGATGTCGGTGGAGCAAAATTTGAAAGAGTTGGGTATAGCCCCTTTGATAATCATTCATCTTATATGATGGGAACGCAGTCGCGATTGCAGCGCTATGCGGATTTTGATCAAATGGAATACACTCCTGAAATTTCTTCTGCGCTAGATATTTACGCTGACGAAATGACGACCCATACTAGCATTAAGAAAGTGCTTCAAATCGATTCTAATGACGAAGAAGTAAAAGGTATTTTAGATACACTTTTTTATAATGTTTTGAATGTTGGATTCAATTTATTTGGTTGGTGTCGCACTATGTGCAAATATGGTGATTTCTATTTGTATCTTGACGTTGATCAAGATCTGGGCGTAAAGCAAGTTGTTGGACTACCAAGTCAAGAGATTGAACGGATGGAGGGGCAAGACAAAGAAAATCCTAACTATGTACAGTACCAGTGGAATTCTGGTGGTGTCACTTTTGAAAATTGGCAAATTGGTCATTTTAGAATTCTAGCAAATGATAAATTTGCTCCGTATGGCACCTCTATTTTAGATGGCGCAAGAAGAATATGGCGACAATTAGTTCTTTTAGAAGATGCTATGATGGCATACCGCATTGTTCGAGCCCCCGAAAGAAGAGTTTTTAAAGTAGACGTAGGTAACATCCCCCCGCAAGACGTTGAACAATATATGCAGCGCATAATTACCTCTATGAAAAGGAATCAAGTTGTTGACCCAGACTCAGGCCGCGTAGATTTACGCTATAATCCTATGAGCATCGAAGAAGATTACTTTATTCCTACGCGCGGAGGAATTGGTACCGAAATTACAAATTTACCTGGGGGCACATATACTGGTGACATCGACGATGTTAAATACTTAAGAGATAAACTTTTTTCTGCGCTAAAAATTCCAGCCTCTTATTTATCAAGAGGTGAAGGCGGCGAGGACGAGAAGGCGACACTAGCCCAAAAAGACATTCGATTTGCAAGAACAGTTCAGCGCCTTCAAAGATCCGTTATTACTGAATTAGAAAAAATTGCAATTATCCATTTATATACACTTGGCTATAGAGGGGACGATTTACTATCATTCAATATTAAACTTCATAATCCATCTAAGATTGCTGAAATGCAAGAACTTGAACAATGGAGTACTAAATTTACAGTTGCCGGCACCGCAGTTGAAGGGATGTTTAGTAAACGTTGGATTGCAAGAAACTTGTTTGACATGTCTGAAGAGGAATTTTTACGAAATCAAAGAGAATTATTTTACGATAGCTCAGTAGCTGCCGCTCTTGCCGCTGCAGAGGCGGGAGGAGCCGACGCAGGTGGTATGGGTGCCGCCGGCGGTGGCATGGGCGGCCTTCCTGAAGGAGAGATGGGAGGAGAGATGGGAGGAGAAATGGGAATGCCGGAGGAGGGCGGCGCCGAAGAAATTCCTGAAGGCCCACCGCCCGGCGCCGAAGGCGAGGCCGGCGCAGAAAGCGCGCTCCTGGCCGCACCAGGAAAAAGAGATGATGAAGCTTGGACAAAAGCTTGGGTCAGTGCTAAAAAAGATGGTACTTATGTTACACCACGATCTAAAGGAAAAGCCTATAGGCGCACACAAATGGATGGAAGATCTCATGGCGGCCCTCGGAAACGACATTATACGGCACAGGGGTCGCACGAGCTTGCGCGATTACCAGCCCGGCAGCTAAGAATGCTACCGGCGGGCGCCTCCGAAATCCTTGGCCTTGGAAAAGGTATTTATGAAGACAAAGAAACTAATTATAATGATGAAGAACGTAAACTGCTTGAGGTAAATCAAACTATACGTAACTTAATACAAGAATTGGAACAAAAAGACGATGCCAAAGCACAATAAAAAAAGAAACACAGCCCTCCTTTATGAAGTATTAGTCAGAGAAGCTGTCAAGCAAACTATCAATAAAGATAAAATGCAACAAGGTAAAATAATATCTACTTTAAAGGAGAGCTTCCGAGCCGGAACAGAATTAGGTAAAGAATTACAATTATTTAAAAATTTACTAGAAACTAAGGGGCTGCTCCCCCGCACAGCCGAAAAACTTATTCAAGAAACTAAAAAAGAATATAAAAATCTTGATACAAAAAAAATCTTTAATGAGCAAAGTACATTAATTAATAAAATAAACAAAGACCTATCAAAAGAAGTTTTCTCTAACTTTGTCCCAAGCTATAGAAACATCGCAACTTTATCACAAATATTTGGTGAAGATATAAACACGAAGAAACGTGTTATTTTAGAAGAGGCGCTCCTAAAAAAAATAGTTTTGGACAAAAATCCCGAAAAAAGACAAAAAAATACAGACATGTCTAACTTTGTTGTGAGTAAGTTTATTCAAAAGTTTAATACACGATATAATGATACTCTTCTAGAGAATCAAAAAGTCTTACTTAATAAATTTATTCTCTCCTTTTTAGATGGAGGCGCCGACCTCAAAGTTTATTTAAATGAAGAAATCGGGACTTTAAAGAAAAAAATTAATAATTCTTTTGGATTAAGCGAACTCAAAGAAGACGAAACAATAGCTGCAAAAATGAAAGAAGTTAAAAAACTGTTGGAAGCCTCTAATCAAAAACCAATAAATAAAGATTTTTTGCAACAAATTTTAAAAATACAGATTTTAGTTGAAGAGATTGAATCATAATGACTATTAAGGTAACACTTGAAAACCCTATCGACGCCAGAGTAAAGCTACAGGCGCGGCGCACCTTGGATGGTAATATATTAATTTTAGATCATCCGGATATTGATATTGTTTTATCTCCTAAAAATAAAAAAGTACTCGCACTATCTAAAAAACAATATGGCGATCATATATATGCCACGCAGTCACGCCTCTTCGATCATCTTGCGCGCCGCGGCGTAATCGATGCTGGAACCGTTCATGGCGGAAATATTTATGGATCCTTAGAAGGAATCATTTTAGAATCTACTGATGCCGACAGGGCCGACCCCATTCAAATGGCGTTATACTCAGTAGTTAATTTCTTATTAACAGAAAAACCACATTATGATGCAATCAAAAAATATGAAATGGATTTCGATAAAGAACTTCTAGAGCCAGACGCTGCAGATTCTACAGATCTTGGTGAAATACCCCACAAAAAACGTCAAGGCACCATGACTCAGTATGCTGGTATCAATACTGCTTATGGCCTATACGGAATGTATCAAGAATAAGAGGTATAAATGGAATTAATATTTTTTATTTTAGCGGCCTATGGTCTAACTCAAATTTTAATTTTCGGTTCAATTTTCAATAAAATACGTCCTTCAAAAAACTGGTTATATGGTTTTGGAAAATTATTTCATTGCCCACTGTGTATGGGCTTTTGGTCAGGTATATTTTTGTTTGGAATTAATAGATATACAGAACTATTTACTTTTGAGTATGGCGTTGTGAATGCGCTTATTTTAGGCTGTTTGGCTTCCGGGACTACTTATTTAATGGGAGTCCTAGTTAATGATTTCGGGTTTAAAATAACCCACAAGAATGAAGGAGAATGTAATCATGATTAAGAAAAGATGGATGTTACGCCCAGTTGCTCACTGCTGTGGCGGCTCTAGTAACACGCGGGTAGCGCCCGCAGAAGAGGAAAGATAGATGTCAAAAACACTTTTACGAGAGTTTTATCAATTAAAATGCGATGACCGCGGCTGCCAAGACCTTTTAACGGAGGGCGAAAAAATACAGATCAGCAAAGGCGCTTTAATTTTTCCAGCGAAGTTGCAAGAATCAGATGCTGTAAACGGCAACGGACGAGTTTATCCTCACAAGGTATTAACGCGAGAAGTTAAGAATTATATAAAACTTGTTAACGAGGGGCGCGCCATTGGGGAATGCGACCACCCCGACGAAAGCGTAATTAACCTCAAAAACGCTTCTCACATGGTCAATCGACTCTGGTGGGATGGTAAAAATCTTCTCGGATCTATTAAAGTTTTAAACACACCGTCCGGAAATGTTTTGAGAGGCTTATACGAAAGCGGTGTAAAGTTTGGCTTTTCTTCCCGCGCACTGGGCTCTTTAAAAGAGGACAGTGGCTCTCAAATAGTACAAGAGGATCTTCAATTAATTTGTTTCGACGCAGTTTCTGAACCCTCTGCACCTGGCGCATATATTATGCGCGAGAATATCGAAAGAAACTTGAATCAAATCTTCACAAAAGGCGATAGAATTAATCGTGCCCTAAATAATATTTTATAAGAGAACAAAATGAAAAGATCAGAATTAAAAACCATCCTCAAGCCATTAATTAAACAATGTGTCAAGGAAACCCTTTTAGAGGAAGGGGTTCTTTCAAACGTTATAGCAGAAGTGGTTAGAGGCGTCTCGCCGGCCTTGGTGGAAAATAGAGAAACTGGCGCCCAAGAAAGCCTCAAACAACAAAAGCTACTTGAACAACAAAAACACCAGATAGAAGAAGAAAAATATCGAAGAATGAAAGAACAAAAAAGAAAGGTACTTGACGCCACAGGTTTTGGAGATGAGATTTTTAAAGGAGTAGCGCCCTTGGCTGAAAGTGGCGACCCCGGTACCGGCCCATCACCGGGCGCCCTGGGGAGCACAGACCCAGCCGACCCTGGCGTTGATATATCTGGAATCATGGCTTTGGGAGGCCACAAATGGAAAAATCTTATTTAAAAGAGGTAAAGTAAATGGCCGCAAGATCTATCAACGTAGAAGTTAAACTAAAATATGAAAATGAAAGTGCAGAAAAGATGATACGAAGATTTACAAAAAAATGCAAAAAAGAACGAATTATTGAAAATTTCAAAAACCGCATGCGATATGAAAAGCCTTCTGTGAAGCGGAAAAAAGAAAGGGCACGACGCAAAAAAGTTTTAGAGAAATTAAGAATCGAAAGAGAAAAGAAATTGAACTAACTATTTAATAAGAAGGAGAATTAAAATGCCATTTTACCCAGGACACGGTGTTGGGCTAAGAAACGTAGGCTCATATCAAATATCAGGACACCCCTTCGTAACGGGCACAGTCTTAGCGACCGGTCAGGAACATATGGTTTTGTTCCCGGAAGTAACTAGAGAATTCACAGTGATTAACTCTGGTTCTACTGGTGGTGGCCCAGTTTTAAGAGTACACTTTAATTCGACTTCATCCGGCAACGTGGCTGGTGGTCATCACTATATTTCACTAGAAGCTGATGACCAAGCAATAACTTTTCATACCAAGTGCACAGCTGTTTACATTAGTTGCGCATCAAACGGCACAGCCGACAACGGCTTTGAAGTGATCGCTAATTTGACTGGAATTGGATCGAATCATATGTATGAATTAACTGGCGCCGGCTTGACTGATTAAGGAAGGTTAGATACAATGTCAGATTTTGATCCTGGGAGCAGCGTAACTAGTGGGGACACGAAAGCTAAGGGTAGTTCCACCACCACTCATCAATTTACAGGGAGTGTTCATGTACAGGGGCTCATCTCAGCTTCTTTAGGGATTTCAGCTAGCACCTTTGTGGGAGACGGCTCAGGCCTATCGGGCGTCGGCGCCACGGACCCGGCCGGCTCTGATCGTCAAATACAATACAATGATGGTGGAGGCTTTGGCGCCAACGCAGGTTTAAAGTTTACTTCTAACGGCCTCTTCTCTGCTTCCTACGGTGCCATGTTTGGCGAAGCAGTCTCTATTTCTGCACAGGACACGGGTATTGCACTTACCGGTTCGCTTTCTGCATCAAAAGGTGCAGTATTTGGCGAACATGTTATTATATCTGCAGCCGGCGACGCCCTCTTCGTGAGTGGTTCCATAACAGCTGTCAATAATATGTTTCTTACGGGGACCATGGAGCACACCGGCACTCTTAATTTAAGTGGTACCCTCACAATAACAGGGGTAGAAGCGACGCCAATGTTGGTATTAGACGACACAGACGCTTCCGCTCAAATCGGCCGCGCCCACGTTGGCTATGTCGGCAGCTCTGATTTTGCAGCATTTGCACACCAGGATAATGCCGACACCTCCAACTATTGTATAAGTCAGCGAAGCACTGGTCAAACCGATATCAACACCAGGGCCGGCACAAACATGACTTTCAGGTATGCGTCGGCTACTAGAATGCAATTAGACCAAAACGGCGGTTTTTCGATTGGATCCAATTACGCTCCTGCTGAATACA